GGCCCCTGCGGTGTGCATGTAATTATGCCCGGTAGAGCATTATGTCGGTGTATTTTGCATGGGCGTTCATTGATGCATTGAACTCCCGGCGGGTAGCGCCGATGAACGGGTTCCCGCCGATGCTGTTCGACTGCATCCAGTCGATCAATTCGACGATATTGGATTTATTTGAGGTAAAATAGATGTAGGGGCGACCGTCGATCACCCGAAGCACGTCGAGGTAGTCCCGCAGCCGCCAATAACATTTGTAGACTCCGACTTCGGTCGAAAGATAGGGCGGATCGACGAGGAACACGACACCGGGAGTGTCTTTATGTTGAGCAAATAAATCCCGATAGTCTGCTTTTACAATCTCCAGCCCGTCGAGGTAGCTGTCGCAGGAGTAGGGGGACAGCTTTATATTATTGTAGAGAGTACATTTGCGGAGCATTTCGAGGTCATTGGCATAGTTTGCGGAAAATAGGACCGACGAGGATATGGTGATGTAGTCCACAAATCCGGTCTGCTCGTGTTCTTCGAGTAGGGCGACGATCTGGGCCTTTGCATCTGCCGGAACCTTCGCCATGCGGGGGATGCCGGCGAGGATTTCGCAGATTTCGGCGAGGATCGCATTCGTCCGTTCGACGTTCTCTATGCGGAGGTGGTAGTCATCGAAGTCGTTGTAGATAACGCGGGCATCCGGTCGGTCGCGTGCCGTGATGTGGGAGAGTAAGCCGGAGCCACCGAACAGATCGACGAAGGTTGTGGCCGATGAAAATTCACGCAACGCTTCGCGGAACTGGTTCACGAAGCGGCGCTTTTGCCCCATGAAGGGAAGGGGTGCGGAGTTGTAGATTTTTGCGGGCATTAATAGAAAATTTTGGTTCGCAAAAATCACCGTTTTATCAGTGTATCACAACTATTTGGGGGGGGTATCGCTGCATGTTCCGTGCAGTCTTTTCCCAAGCGGGCGATAAGGTTGTACACCTTCCGTTCGCTCACGGCGTATCGTTCGGCGAGGATCGCAACGATGTACGTAACCTTTTCGCCCCGAGCTTTCATGGTGCGGTAGTCATTGTATAGGTCCAAATGTTTATGGTCGTCCGGGTGGATGCCGAGGCGGTCGAGGCGGTCGAGGATTTCTCGATTAAAAGATAGGATTTCGAAGATTTTCATTACTTTTGCGGTACTCTGACTTACATACGCATATTTGAACGCTCGAAGCGGAGCAGGAGGTTTGTCCCCGGCTATCCGTTTCGAGCGGTGTATTGTATGTAGGTCAGAGCACATGCAGCGGCCGGGGACTTTTTAACTACCCCCCCCCGCGTTTATGTTGAATCCGTTTCGTCATGGTTATTTGAGGGTAATAGCCGCTGAATATCCGTTCCAGCCACCGAACACGCCGGCTGCTGGAAGTACCTCTATCTCGATCAGTTCCATGTCAGCCAGGAGGGGACACACGCCGGGCAATCCCTGGCCTCCTATATCCGCCGAAAATTTTCCGAGCACTTTGTTCAGCATATTGACCATCGCAAGATATTGTCCTACGACGTTGCATTTCGTCGCGGTCATTTCCTTTGCCTTCTCCAGCGTATAGAGAATGAAGGTATGGGGGCCAGCCATTCCGTCGCAGTTCCCGGATAGTTTTGCCAGAGGCATGGAAATAATGATTTGGGGGCCTTCGAGGGACGGACTATTGAGTACGGTGGTTCCCTGGTTCTCGTCGGCTACGATGTGCGGCTCCGGAACCGAAAGTCCGACATTGATCGTTTGGCAGTACTCAATTATCCGTATTAAGTTTTCTAACATGGTCGGTCGTGAATTTATAATTCAACAAAAGGGCTAAAACGTCTATGATGTTGGCCTCGGCGGTTCCGGCCATATCTCCGAAGATATGCTTTTCTGCGAGGTCAAATTGCACACCCAGCCAGCCCAGGGAGTTCCCGCCATCTTCGCTTTTACTGAATAAGGGTTCGAAGGACACCTCGCGGCCGCTTACGTAGAATGTGCCGTGTTGGATATTGTCGATGCAGGCAGCATACCAGAATAGGAAAAGTTGTTTTTTCCAGCCCGGCAGGAACCGGATAAGGCGTGCCCGGCGTTCCGTTTCTTCCATTCTGAACGGTTCGACTTTACGGCCGCACGGCTGCATGGGTCCCGGTTGGCGGTATAGGCGGGCGATCATGTTGTCTATGTGGCATTCGTCCTTGGTCGATGCGTAGAGTGCCAGATCGGCGTCCGTGGCGATCAGTTCCCCGAAAGATAAATCCAACAGTCCGGTGTCGGGGCCGACGAGGCGGACCGGTCCGATGTCCAGTACCGGCAGGTGGTTGGTTATCGTGTCGAATACGGGCTTCAGCCCGTCTCCGTCGGTGGTGAAAAGGAATCCGAGGAGTTCTTCGGCCAGGAGTACGACCTTCTCCGCGCGTCGGTGTGCTTCGACCGGGTGTAGTCGTTCCCATGCGATGCTGCGGGCTGTGCGTTTTATTCCCGCGAGGTAGTAGAGTACCCGGACTCGGAACTCGGCCTGCGATATTTTTGCGCATTGGAGGGCGTATAGCTGCTGCATCACGTAGTACACCTGGGGGCTGGTCATTTCGGAGTATGACGACGGGATGTTCGCCGAGAAGTTCGCCTCGGGAATTTCGATCCGGTTCATGGTTAGGTCATGAAATATTTTTTATCGCGGGAATTTTGCGGCACAAGGTCCGCTTCACGTACCGGTTGGCGGCGTTTCGTTACGGCTTTTTGGAGTTCTTTTTTGGCGTCGATAGCCTCGGACTCTACGGATTGCAGCAGCGCCCGGGTTGCTGCGTCGTCCATATTCCCGCCGCGGCTGCCTTGGAATGAGGCCGAGAAACGGCGGACGATCATTGTCGGCAGCACTTTGATCGACATGCGCTTTACGGCGGTAATTACGGCATAAAGCGGGACACAACGCTTTGCAGCCGCCAGTTGTTCGGCCAACTCCTCGGGCATGGGGGCCGTTTTCATTTTTTCGAACTCCTCGTCTCCGACTATGGGCCGGATGATGCGGTCCTGCACCTCCAGCATGAAGGGGACGAGGATGTAGAACATGCGGTGGGAATCTTCGAGGGGAAAAACCTCCTGGAAGGTGTCGAGGTTCTTTACGAAGCACGCCGCGAGTTTTTTCCGCAAAGGGGATTCTTGCCATTCGGGGACGGTATTTTCTTCCAAAAAAATGTAAAGGTCGTCGAGTACGCGATAGTATTTGTCGAGCAGGGCGTCGTCGTCCCGGTCGTATTGCCATTGCCAGGGCATTTTCTCGCTGCCCTCGTTGATTTTCACCTTGCGGCCCCCGTCCTCGTGTGATAGAGTGTTCTGCTGGTAGAATCGCACCATTGCCAACTGCGCTACGGGGGCTTGTATGGCTTTCAGTAGTCGTTGGTCGAGGGTGTCATTTTGTGTACCGAAGTCGGTGGAGTTGTAATATTTTTCGGCGCGGTCGAATACCTCCGGGCCGATCAGTCGCCGAACGACGCCGGCGGCGGACTTGATCTCCGACTCGATAGCCGAGAAGTCGTTGCTTCGGAAATAGTTCCCGACGAGGCGTTGCAGTTCGGCGGCCCCTTCGTTGTTCTTGTTGAAAATCATAATCTAATTGTTTCGGGTTCGGTTCTCCGGGGCAGTTTGCTCCTCGGCCATAAGGTTCTGGTGATAGAATCCGAGTTGTAGGTCGGTGTCCGGGAAATTGAATTTTATAGCCTGGTTGATTGGGTCAAGAATCACCATTTCGGGGATCGCGACATCGGAGAGCTTGTAAATCTGGTGAGCGTAGAGCATTTCGGAGCCGGAGGCGAGTTTCCCGTTTACCATGATGTTCGTAAGCGAGGGGTGAAGTTGCATTCCGGAGGTGATCGCCGAGTTCGCTGCATCGCCGATTTTCAACTGCGACTCGACGAAATCTTTTATTTTCTGGTCCACGGCTTCAATCTTCCAGGAGCATAAATTGTGATCGGCGTCGTAGAAGTCTATGCTTTCGAAAAATTTTCCGGCGTTCTTTTTGCCGGACAATACCTCGGTTATGGTGTCCAATATTTCGGCTTTGACCTTTTCGAGGCGCGTTTCGATTTCTGCGGGTTGATCTTGAGGATAAAGTTCCTCTAATCTTTGTTTTTTCTTCTCCCAGTACCCGGCTGGGGAATGGATGTGATAGGCAAGGTTCAGACCGTTGTCGGTAACATATTTGAAGATCATGGGAATATCGGAGCCTCGCAATATCCATCGGATCGCGCCCAAGAATGCCGGTGTTGAATAGAAATTACGGCCGAAGGAGTAGGAATAGTTGTAGGATGCGGACACGGGGTACTTACCCGGATTGAGGGGGTCGTACACGGGGAAAGTCTGAATACCTGAAGTGAGGCAGCCGTTTTCGAAATCTCCGACGAAGATGTGCTTCACGTCCTCCAGACAGCGTGTGTCGGTCCATTCGAGGCGGGCGTTCGTTGATTTCACGAATTGCAGTTTTGCGATGCGGGCTTTCCGGCCGAGGTGATCGACAGCTCGGGCGCCGAGTCGCTGGGCGCGTTCCATAAAGTGCAGGGCAAAGAAACCCTGCATGTGCAAGTGGTCTACGAGGGCTTTCTCGATGAATTTCTTCGCCTGCCAGGATGCGAGCCATGCGGAAATCTCCGGGTCGTCGTCATACTCCCGGGCGATTTTGCCCTTTCGAAACACGTAGCGGTAGAGAAAGGCCCCCTGGCCGTAGAGTAGCCCCTTCTGGCGTTGGAGAATACCAGGCGCGAGGTTGTTGTCCTGGACCAGATCGCGGACCATGACGGGCATGTCGTTTCCAGGGCCATAGGGGACGATACGCTTGCCCATGACGTTCTGGTATGCGTATTCCCAGTTCGGATTCCGAGCGATGTTGAAAATTGTCGTATCGCCAGTTGTCCGGACGCTTGTGGAGAGAGAGTAGGCCGTCTGCCCTATTTGCAGGGCGAAGGCTGTGTCTGAAATTCGGTGTATTTTCGTTGTCATGCTTCGACTTTTTGGCCGTTGAAACTCAAAAGCAAAGGTTGATAAAATCGGCGGGCCTCCCCCGTGTCGGTGTTGACATATTCCTCGATGATCTCCGCGTTTCGGTGGTGGGCTTCCTGCGTTCGGGCGCGGAGTCGGGCGTGTCTGACCTCGACGATGCCTTCGCTTTTCTGCGCCGTTTCGTTGTAGGACATGAAGGAGAAGCCGAACGATATATTCCGTTTGGAGAGTTCCCGCATTTGCCGTATCGCGTCGAATAAATCCATGATGCAAAAATAGCCGCGGCCCCGGGTGGAATAAAGGACAAAAAAAGCGACTGAAACCTTGGATCAGCGATATTTTTTCGTACTTTTGTTCCCGTACATAGGGTTGAGTCGTGGGCCTAAAACTGACGAATTTAATCCGCTTTTGGGGAGAAATGGCGTTAATTTCTCCCTTTTTTTGTGCTTTGGGGACGGCAAAAAGTCCGTTTTTGCTTCTGGAAATCCCGATTTTTCCCGGTTTTGGGTGCTATATTTTCTTTTATTAACTGAAAATCAATGTTTTGAAATCTGAAACGAAAAAAGGCGTTTCTTTATCTCAAATCGAAGCCCGCCCCGCCCTCTTTGTCGTTTGCGATTGCAAGCGTCCGAAAAGGTGATATATGAGGGAGGAGCCCGTTCCGGGGGTGGGGTTCCGGGGAGGGGCACACAAGAAAAGAGGGCGGCTCGGGCCGTCCTCCTCTGTTGTAATTGATGTTGCTATCAGCGTACGGATACGTCGCCGACGGCTCCGCCTGGCAGGTCGCTTGTGGTGCCGCGCTTGACTATATCAGCCCAGGTCTTACGCATAAGCGCATATTTGAAAGCATCGGTGAAGTTCGTAGATTCTACGAGACGTTTGGGGTCGGACGATTTCTCGGCGCTCTTATCCTTGCCGACTCGCTTCATGGAGTCCACGGTGGTCTTGGCAAGTTCGAGGGCGGCTTTCAGATGTCGGCAATGTATAGCGTCGATTTGCAATTCGGGGAGGAGGGGATTGTGCCCGCTCATCAGTTCACGCATGAAAATATATTCGTCGGCCATTGGAATATTGCCTTGGCCCAGAGACATGAGCTGCACGCGCCAGCCGGTTTTTGCTCCCGTTCCGTCCTTCTCGATTGCCTCTTTCATTTGTAGGGCCATTGACTGTTTACTGCGGCCGTAGTTGTTTCCGCTGCGGTCGTAGTAGAACTTTATCACCTTCTGTTTGTGCGGGCGGAAATAGTCGAGGAATTTGTCGGCGATCTCCCTTACCCATTCGGGCGGGAGGCTATAAAATTCTTTGAGGCATCGGAATATGCGGCCGTCGTCCTGGCAGACGATCATCGAGAGCATATTGCCGAAGTCCATCGCCATATCTATCGAACGGTTCGGGTCGAGGTGTCGGAGGAGCCGGCAGTCCTCGGTATCGTGGAACCCGAGTGCATTTTCCACGGCAGTATTGTTGCCGTCGTAGTAAAAGTGCCGTTCCCCGAGGTTACAATAGAACTGCTGGCCCCGGTCGATGCGGGGCGGCATCGACAATATCGCAGCCTCCACGTCTGCGAGTTGTGAAGCCAAAGCATCGGCGAACCATTCGGGGGAGAGGATGTCGATGTTCACGTAGGAGGAAACGAGCATGAACATATTCTGGGCTTTCTCGTGCCTGCGAAGGTCCTGCCAGCGTTGCCGCCAGCGGTTCGCGGTTTTGTATTTATTCAGATATTCCTGGCGGTCCGTGTCGGATTGTGTGCGGTGAAACTTTTCCTTTGCTGCGAGGTATTCTTGCAGGGCATCGTTGGCAATGAGTGCCGTTTTCAATACGAGAAGGAGAGAAGGCGCGTCCATGTTCTTCGCACCTTTGAATATCCAGTCATATTCACCCTTATTGCCGGTGTTCGGCATGTCCGTTGTGAAGGTTTCCCCCAGGTATAGCGGGGAGTGGCCGAACTGAATACGGTAGCCACGGCGGGCTTTGAGTAGGTTGCCAATTTTCGTTTCGGGGAAATATTTCACCTCGTCGCCCAGGATATGCACGTAGGAGCGACCTGCCAAGGAGGCCGGGCGGTCGAGTGATCCGAACGTGATGTTCAGACCTGTGAAAAATATGATCGTTCGTTTGTAGGAAATGATTTTGTTGTAGGGCTTCCAGAAATGAGGCTTCAGCCATTGAGGCAGGTCGGCGCACTCTTTTTCGGTGAATGTCGGGGATTGCTTTTCTACGACATAGTGGATGTCCTCGCGGAACCCTTTCCGTTCCAGGGCTTCGAATACCATTGGGAGTACGTTGGTGGTAAGGTTTGCGAAGGTGTCGGCCACCCATGCCACGGGGGCCCCTGGCATGTCGTATACCATTTCGATCAACCGCTCTACTTGTATTTCGGTTGTTTTAGCCGAACCGCGGCCGGCCACGATACGGAGTTTGCGCGGCATTATCATTGCGCAAAACTGCGAAAACCAGTTCATAAACTGGAGGTCGGCATACGGTTTTTTCTCCGGTTTAATTTTCGCACGCTTTCCCATTCTCGAACATTTCGATAATATCCACGTCCTCGATCAGAGCCTCTTGACGGAGGCGCCGTTTTTCGACTTCGGGGATGTGTAGTTGTTGAATTTGCTCGTTCACCTCCTGGCGGTTCACGGGCGGAAGCCCCAGCACTTCGGGAGTGAGTGAGAACATACGGATTTGTCGGAGGTACATGGCGGCGGGAAGTTTCTGGATTTCCGGTTCGTCGAGTTTTCGGATTTTCGCGGCCTTGGCTATTATCTCGCTGACTGCCTCGTAGTCCTTGGGGGTCTGCGCGGCTGCGAGAGCTGCGTGGGCGATGTTGTCGAGCATTTCGGCATACTTATTCCGCAGGGCCTCCTTGGTCGTGTTCCGGTTGGAGTAGAACAGTTGGTCGGCCTGGTCGTAGTAATCCACGGCCCGGTCGTAGGAGTAGCCGAACTGCTGTGTCAGCAGTTTTATAGTTGCCCGCTTCCCGAACTGCCGGTCCAGGGAGTTAATGATCGAAAGCAGGTCGATGAATAATTTCTCGTTGTTGGAGAGTTCGGCTGTTCGGCCGGCCGCGATATATTCGGATACCTTCTCGAATGACTTTTGATCGTCGAAGCCGCCGAAGATGTCGAGTTTCGAGGTTTGAAACGATTTTTCGCGGCGTATTTTTTCCAGGTGAAGGATAGATGGAAGGTCACCGAGTTTGGCATTCTCGAAGACTTTCTTACTTATATCGGCTTGTGCTTGCAGTCGGCCCCGAGTGATTATCAGGGAAACGGTGCTGTCCGGGTCTTTATACTCGGCCGTGAATTGGTCGATGTCGAAGCCCATAGAAATAGCGATGTCGCGGGGACTCCATTCCAAGGCGCCGTAGCCTTGCAGTTCTTGCACCAAGTCAGGTGTCAGACTGTCTCCGATGATGTTCCGTCGATAATTTAACTCGGGAACGGCTGTATCTAATATTTTACCGGACATTGTAGGCTTCAATTAGGTTGTCCACCTCCCGCAAAAGGTCCTCCTTTTGCAGGCGGCGTTGCTCCCGTTGGGTGAGCAGATGGGGTTTTGTGCCCTTTCTTATTTCGTCGTTAATCCGCCAAATTGCCAGTCGCAGGCGGCGTTGTTCGGCCAGTAGGGCTACGATGTTCAGCCCGCGTAATTTCCGTAATTGCCGGAGGTGGTCGAAAATCCGGTGTTTCCCCAGAACTGCATGGTGTTCGCGGTAGTAGTCGAGTTCGGCGAAGATGTCGCGGTTCTCTTGGAAATTCTCGATAGCGCTCCGGGCGGTCTGGTAGCACTCGTCGAGGGTTGTGCAGTCGAATAAGTGGTCATGGGCCTGGATGTAACGCTCGTGGGCCGTGATTTTATCGGCCGCCAGAATTTTCAACTCCGGGGGACAATCCGGATCGCGGAGATACGGGAAGTCGTCGCGGAAGCGGCGGCGGGGTGTAGTGTTTTGTTCTTGCTCTTTCTCGATGCCTGCCAGGGCGCACAACTTTTCGATCAGCAGAGGTCGATATTTCGCCGGGTTCATTTTCACGAGCACCGGGAGTCGGGTGTTGCTGCTGAATTGTGAAAAGAGCAGGAGGCCCGATTGAACCTCGGCTCCTGCTCTCAACCATGCGCGAACGGCAGCAGTCGAGTTATTTTCCGCCATAGAGCAACGCGAGTCGTTCTTTGATCGGTGTAAACCCTTCCGCTGTCGTGCAGATAAATTTCTTCCGGAGGAGTGCTTCGGCGACTTTCGCCATGCAGGGGGTCTGCATATCCGCGAACGCTACGGTGCTGCCGAACGACATGCCGACCGCCTCGGGCAGTTCTCCGGCGTGGGCGATGCCATTGTATTTCTCGAAAA